GATTGGAATTAGTTTAGGGACACTCTTAGGGGTGTCCCATATTGGTATGATTGGTATGCTTGCTAATCGTTCCAGTAAAATGCCATCATTAAACCTACCTGTAAGTGAGTACACTTCTTACAAGGCAAAGGTTTCAATGGATGGATATGAAATAGAATACAGGGCAAACGATCCCAAGACTGTTAACAGAATCAGAGAGGTCAAGAAGAAAGGTGGCTTTCTGGGGTTGGGTAACAACAGGGAAAGTATTATTGAACAAGTACCTGTTGATCAATCCCTTCGCAACACTCAACAACAAAGAGAAGTTGCAGACGCAAGATCAGAAGCCTGCATCAAAGCAATCGGTGGAGGAGAACAAACAGGAAGAATCGTTGGGGGTAGTCTCGGTGGTGCTGTTGCTACTACTGGTGTTGCCTCTATCCCTTATGTTGGTTGGGTACTTGCTGGTGCTGCTACGATGATGGGAATGGATGCTGGTTCTGAGATCGGTGGAAGTATGGCAGAAGACTTAAATAAAAATTGCTAGGACAGTATACAAACTGACACAAGGGAGTTACATTTGAATTCTTTTTTGTGTATAATATGACTATAGAATCTAAATAAGGAAATGCTAGTCGAACTATTGCAACTCATGGAAGCAACCATGGTTGCCACTGCACTTACTATTGGTGTAGTTGCTACTGGTTCTGCTGTTGTGAGTGGTACAGCACCACCAGATCTTACATCATTGACATCATTGTACGAGCATGATGACAAGAGAATTTATCCTGACTCTGCTAAGAAGCATAGGGAGGATGAACTACCCGAACTAATCTCTAAGTAAAACAAATGACAGATTCAAATTTCACACCTGAGTATAACAACGAACCAATTCCAGGCACTGAAGTAACAGAGCAACCTGGATTGTATCCAGAGAACATTGCACCTGATACTCCTGATGGTGTTACTAATGTACCTTACCCAGTCTCAGAAGATCCTAATGTAGTGATCACTACTACAGATGCAGGAGCAGCACACAGAGAAACAGTCTTTAATGTACCAGAACAAGGCATTAATGATCCTCGTGTAGATCATATTCTTGGTCTGTTAGATGAACTTAATGCAAAGGTTGAGCATCTACTAGAGCATGCACATAAAGAAGCTGACTGTTGTGAACCACCAGTTCAGTACGAAGGTCATGTTGTTTTACATCCTGTGTCACAACCTCCAGCACCTGATTACAACGACGGAAACCTTTAACCAAAATTGAATTTTCAATTACATAAAACCCCGAAAAATTTTCGGGGTATTTTTTTGTCTAAAAGTCGCTACCCTACCCACTTAGGTATGTAAACAAAGAACAGAACGCAACCCCAGAATGTTACAAGGGCAACGATGTCAGTAAGTCTTTGGTTCCCTGCTAGTATGAGTCCTAGAATAACTCCACCAAGCCAGACCCAATCCATTGTTGAATGAAACTTCTTCCATCCATCACCAAAATCTTTGATGAGTTCGTCTCTTAATTGTGCAAAGAATTTAGACTGGTGTCGCATGATAACGAACCCTTCATTAAATACCATCACAAAAAATCCAATCCAGAATATCATATAGTTGAACTTGTTTTCTTTAGTCTTGTACTTATGTAGTCAGTTGACTCAGAGTATTTGTTAGACCTTTTAAAACTGCTTACAAATACTTCTAGTAAGTTTGGTTTGAGTAGATATATTTCTCTGTGCTTTTCATTTCTTTGTTGTTCATAATCAAAGTGTGTTACTACTTTTGATATTGTGGAACCAGGTATAGTAACAAGACTACTTCCATTATTAAAGTCGTGCATTGATTGATGGAACTTTAGATCTACTACAAGACCAGCAGGTTGTAGGACATCACCATTGATATTTTTATACTCTGTTGTTTCATAGTGATGGATGCCACTGTATGCTTCATCACCATACAAATCTTCAATGTAAATTCTTAGAGCATTATCATCCATTGGCAAATCATATCCAGGATTGACTAGGTTATTTGTTATTGCTAACACCCAATCATATGTTGGATCACCGTAGAATTTATTTGCTATAGTATCTAACCTTTCACCTGTCTGAATAACATACTTGTCAAAGTAAACTGCATAATCAAATATGTTTTCATCTATCTCAAATCCTCTGAAGAAATTTTTTGCAATAACATAGTCAGACTCAGAGAAAGGATAACTGATAGGACTCTGAGCATATTCTATGTCTGGTAGTAGTTCGAATAACATTATAGGCTAGGTCCGTCGTTTGTAATGTCGTCTCTGAAGACGAGTTTTGTTTCTAAGAATTCTAATGATAGTTCTGTAGCAACAGGAGATCCATCTCTGTATGTTGCGTAACTTCCATCAGGTGTATAGTTAACTCCAACTCTACTTATAGCACATGTTTTATACTGTGTTAGGTATGGATGTTGGTTACCTCCTTTCATAAAAGATACTCTACACATGTGAGGTACACTTATAAAGTTTCCAGAACCAACACTTGCTTTAGCTTTGTCTTCAGTCCTACCTTTGTCTGCGATCCAGTCTTTTGAATTTACATCACCAAAACCTGGTAGTGATGCTCTTTGAAATGTTCTACAGATTGATCTGATAGTTTGTGCTTCTTTCTCATCATGTGGAGTCATCTTAAACTTTAATCCAAACTCTCTTAGATCTGGTTGATCGAATAGAACTTCTACGTTTGGGTTTAGTATGATACCTCTCGTAGAACTTGTGATGTCATTCAAAGATAGGTTACCAGCAACACCAGGAACAGCATTGATACCAGCTTTGAACAAAGCAGCGAAGGTACTTCTCACACCATCAGTTACATTGTAGTCTTTTAATGCATTTAGTTTTCCATTTGCACCACCGATCACAGACCTACCTGCATTACTGAATGCTTTTCCTTGCCATGATGATTTGTATTCAGTTGCAACATCTTGAGGCATGTATAGCATGATAGGTCTGTAACCTTTACCTTTTAGGGGTGTGAAGTCAACAGCTGCACTCCTATTATAACTGTAGTATCTGTCGGATATAGTTCTTGTAACTGTATCCTTTCCTGATGATGGAACACCTTGTTTATCAGCTGCATTAAGGAATGGAGGTTTGTATTGACCAAATTCAAAGAGTACATAGTCAGAGTCTTCATCCATGGCAGCATTCATAGGATACCTTAGTGATCCTTCACCACCAACTGCATCACCCATTGTTTTAATTGAAATGGGTTGTTTAGCGTTCATCATCTGTAAGTATGGTGACTTATTGTATGAACCATCACCTACATTTAGAGAATCTTTTACCTTTTGTTCTTCACTAAGGTCACTCTGAAAATCATCTTGTGCTTTTAACTGAGTAATTGTTTTGAATACTTCAGGTTTAGCTTGAAGCATATTAATTTCAGCTTGCGTTGCTAATGTATACGACCATTCCATTGGAGGTATAAGTTTACCTCTATAATAGGTATCATTTCTTGGATTGTAATAGTAATCCAATCTACTAGCACTTGATTCAGTATTACCTGAAACATCAGTCCAGACATTGACAGTACCTGCTGGTAACTCTTCTTTGTCGTTTGTTACAAACGTTCTTGTTTCTATTGATGCCATTAACGTGCCATTGCTACTGATTCTTGGGTTCCATAACCTCTAACTACTCTACGTGCTTTTATTCTATCGTAGAAGTTTTCGTTGGTTTCACTCCACACCTCTTCTTTTCTAAAATTAAATTCAGAATCTTTCCGAGTAATAACAAAATCTTCAACTGGAAGTAGGATTGCTGTATCCCATTCTTCTGAAGATAGATCTAATAAAAGACCATCTATATTAGACTTAAGATATTTATGGAAGCAAGCCTTAGGTAGGTTGATTCTACCTTTCATTAGATCTCTGACAGCAAGTATCCTTTTCTTAGGTGTCATATAGTGTAGGTTAGCCCCAAAGAATTCTTTTTGGTCAGATTTAATACAGTAAACAAGCGGAAACTTGTCCCAATATGGTAGATATTTAGACTGTGCTTTGTATTCGAAGAGGTACATGTGACCTTGCACTGCATACCTTCTCAATACATTTTCATCTTGCTCACTATCAGCGTCGAGAGAATCATATCTTTCATCTCTATGGAACTTACCTTTATCTTCCTTGAATCTATTTACTTCTTTACGTACAGCATTCTTATACCAAGTATAAGTTTGAGTCTCACCTCCAGTTGCTTCTGTTATTTTTTCAAAAATAGTTTGATAACCAGAACTATTTTTTATAGTATTACGTTGTATTTCTCCAAATCCTTGTGCCATTGTTCATACTCCTACACTCCTAGGTTGTCTTCAGTTAATATTAAGAAACCCATCTGCCTATCATCACACCAGTCTTCGGCAGCATCCCATTTAGCACGGTTCTTTGCAAATGTTAGAGCAGCTCTCTTGTAAGCAGATGTTCTTTTGTCTTTACCATAAGGCGGTTTTGTTTGCTTCTTTGGTTTGATCTCTATGATGTACTTACCATAACTTCTGTCCTTCTTCATGACTTTTATATAAAAATCAGGATAGTACCTATGTGGTTTACCATCAATAGGTGAACGGTATGGTATGATCACTTCTTCACTACCCCACTCTATTATAGAGTTAGTTCTATCACAAAACTTCATGAAATGTAATTCCCATGAAGATCTGTACACGATTGTAGTGGGGTTCCCTTTGTACTTTTTAGGGTTCTTGGGTTTATACAATCCAGTTTTAGCCATATATAATATAGATCTCACGTTTTTATTTAGTGTGTCGAGTATTAAGAACTTAATGGCGAAGATTGGAGTAGGAAGGGGAATGTCCCTAACTACGTCTTATCTTGTAAAATTTGGCAGGAAGGGTGGTAGTGATGAAGCAATAACTTTGTTTTGTGACGAAGCACAGTTGCCTAATGTTCAAGCAGCTACGGCACAAATAGCAGGTAGATATACTGGTGAAGGTCCATACCAGTATCCACATACTAGATTGTTTACTGATATATCATTAGGATTTCTTTGTGACGCTCAGTTAACTCAGTTGAAGTTTTTTCAGCAGTGGTATGATGATATATTTAATTCAACAAGTACCTATAAGAAAGGTTTGGGAACTCCAGAAAATATGACTTCAGGGAAACTTCCTGATCGACAAAGAGTTAATAGGTTGAAATTTCCAGCAGAATATACTTCTACTACTTGGATTACTAAGGTTGAACAAGGTCCAGGATATGATAGACCTACAATCACATATATTCTTGAAAATTCTTACCCATATGCTATTGATGCAGTTCCTTTGTCATATGGATCGTCTCAGGTTACTAGAGTCAATGTAAACTTCCATTACGTAAGACATTCAATTATTTACAACAAGGACACTACACCGTTGGTGAGAGACAAAACTCTATTCAACTCTGATTTTGCTGACAATTTCCCCACGACAGTGTAGCAAATTCGAATTTTCGATTCCATGAAATCGGGAAAAAAATCTCCGCACATTTTTCTCTGAAAAAGTCGCATATATAAATATACGACTTGAATTAGTTTTTATGGCATTACCGAAACTTGGGTATCCCACCTATGAATTAGAATTACCTTCAAATGGCAAAACAGTCAAATATCGACCATTTTTGGTAAAAGAGGAAAAAGTACTTTTATTGGCTTTAGAGTCAGAAGATGAAAAGCAGATTACATCTGCTGTTAAGGATTTAATCAAAAATTGCGTTATTTCGAGAATTAAGGTGGATCAACTACCTTTGTTTGATTTGGAATATCTGTTTTTGAGGATTCGTGGTGCTTCTATTGGAGAAACCATCACTTTGACTGTGACATGTCTTGATGACAATGAAACAAAAGCAGAAGCAATTATCAATATTGATGATATTGAAGTTTTCAAGCCAGAGGGTCATTCTACCAAAATTGAGTTAACTGACGAAATGGGTCTTGTGATGAAATATCCAAGTATGCAGAGATTCATCGAATTGGACTTTTTACAGAAAGATTTGGATACAGAGGAAGTTTTTGAATTAATCGCTGAAAGTATAGATCAGATATATGACGGTGAAGAGGTATTTGACTCAACTACCACTACAAAGAAGGAATTCCGCACATTTGTTGATGGTTTGACTAGTAAACAGTTCGAAGCAATTCAGGAATTTTATCAAACGTCACCTAAGTTACGTCATCAATTTACAGTGAAAAACCCTAACACTGGAAAGGATTCTGAATATACTTTGGAGGGTCTACAGAGTTTTTTCGTATAGCACTCTTCCACAATAACCTGGAGGGGTACTATAGAATGAATTTGCGTTGATGCAGTACCATAAATATAGCTTGACCGAAGTAGAAAACTGGATGCCTTGGGAACGTGAAGTATATGTAGCGTTTTTAATGCAATATCTAGAAGAAGTAAAACAAAAGCAACAACAAGAACGAGCGTCGAATGGCTAGGTATTCTGCAACATATAGTGGTGACACATCTTCCTGGTTTGCAGGTAAGATAATGTCTGCTGCTGGTATGGCTAGAGCAGAATCAGACGCACAGGAGAAAGATAGACAAGCTGGTCTTAATGTTGCAAATAGTGGTAATATATTTGCTAAGGCACTCCAAAGCGAGTTTGGTGGTGACTTATTTTCAAGAACTATTGGTATTTTTGATACCAATAGATCTGCTGCACAAACTGACAGGGCATCGTCAAAAGCACGTAGGTTTGCTGCAAATTTTCCTAGAACAGAAAGGAAGGAAAATGAAGACGTAAAAAAGTCTAGTGAGGCAGTTGATCGTGCTGTTGATGACCTTTTAAAAAAAGATGATGACTCTCTACCAGTCAAAGATGAAAAACTAAGAGAGTATGTTACTCGTGTCTTTGGTGTTGGTATAGATTCAAAGTTAACACAAGTAGATCAGAGAATATCTAAGAGTGTCAATATTTTATCTGATGTAAGAAGGGTTCAGCAAGGTAGTGTCGATCTGATGATCGATCACAATGAAGTTGTTGCAGGTAAACTCGATCAATTATTGAAGTTATACAATGAACAGTATAACTTCCAAAATGTTCTTAAAGATAGAGCACAAGTAGCTCGTAAAGAGAATGAGTTAGAGAAAGAAAGAAATTTAGCTAGTACCAGAAGGTATATGGGATTGCCCACTGGTGATATGGGTGGAGCAATATTTGGAGGTTTATCTGATTTTATAGGTAAAAAACTATGGAATAATATTGCTGACAAATTGGGTTTAAAATCCATTGGCAGTAAAGTAAAAAGGGTTGGTACTCCTATTGCTGAAAAAGCATCTGAGAATGCTATTACAAAGATTGCGAGAAACTTTGCTAGACAGCATGGGTATCAATGGAAAGATGCTGGAAAATTATTTGGAGCAACAGAAAGAAAACTTACAAAAAAATATGTTAAACCTTTACTTGATAAGGTAACAGTAGAATTATTGTCTGAAACTACCTCTATGTTGGATGACATGGGGTTTCCAGATGCAAGTGAAAATGTCGAAAAGACGATGCGTCAGTTTGAACTTGATGCTGCTGAGAAAGTTAGTACAAGAAAAGCTACTAATGCACTTACTAAAAAAACTTCAAGAGTTATTACAAAAGAAATAGTTAAAGATGCTGTCCATTCTTCTGCACTACAGGAGTTAGTTAATAAGGGTTTGGTTGATCCAAAAACTATACGTGCAATGAAAGGTGTTAGTACAATAGCACCTCAAGTAGGTCTCAAGCCTTATAGAAAACCTTTAACAGCAATTTCTAGAAGAGGTGTCAAACAGCCTTGGTATAAAAAGGGTTTGATGAAGGGAGCAGCAAAAATACAAAAAACATTGAAAGCATCTAAGGCGTTTCTTAAAGGTACTAAACTAATACCAGGTATAGGTACTACTATAGCATTAGGTGAAGCAGCATATAGAGCATCACAGGGTGATATGACTGGTGCTGCATTATCACTCCTTAGTGCAGTACCTGTAGTTGGATGGGGTGTTACTGCTATTGATATTGGTAGGGATATTGGAATTAACCCACTTGGATTACCACCTCCACCTGCTCAAAGAAATCAGGGATATGGTTTTGATTATGAAGGTGGTACTAAAGGATTAACTACGAAGGGTCTTGCTAAGTTACATGGTACTGAGAGACTTATGGCGGTGGATCCTAATAGTGGTATTACTACAAGTCATATTAAGAATATTGGTGATACTTTAGTCTCTAGTGCAATGCACATGGCGAATGATCTTGGTGTTTCTAGGGAAATTCATAATAAAGTGTCTACTTTACCGTTTGCTGTTAAAAATATATCTTATAATAGTGGAATCAAGACTGGACCTGTGAAATCAAAAACTATGGATACTTCTGTTGTGCAACAAGATATGGGACTCGCTGCTTGGATGGAGGCAGAGATTGCTAGAACTACACCAAATGAAGAGGATACAGACAAAAGAAAGAAAGCTAGGTGGTGGAAACCATGGACTTGGGGGCAAGGTGGAAGTGGTGGACCTAATGTTAGTGCAAATCAAGCATTAGTAGGAAAGGATCCTAAAAGAATAACTTTTGGTCCTGGACAGGGTAGAGATGAATCTGGTGAACCAGGAATTGATTTTAGTTATGGTGACAAGACTAAGAATTTTGCATTGTTTGATGGTGAAGTTGTAAAGACAGGTTTTCAAAGCAAAGGATATGGTAATGTTGTAATTGTTAGAAGTACAGATCCTTCTAATGGTAGACAGTTTGATGCTTTATATGCACACTTCCCTGATGGTGGAATTGCTGTTAGTGTTGGTCAGAAGATTAAAGGTGGTGACTATCTTGGTAAAGTAGGTTTTGTAAGTGCTCCATCTGGCACACCTGAATATCAACCTAATGGTGCTGGTAGGATGTCTGGATGGCATACTAGTGTTGACTTCTTTGAACCTGATAGTACAGCAGCATATCACAATGGTAAATCTATTATTGATATATTAATGGGTTCTGCTGGTGTAGCTCCAAGAGGTAATAATATACTTGGTCCTTTAGATGGTGATGCTTTTACTAAAGAAATGATTAAATCACATGAGGGCAGAAGATTAGATGCATATTATGATGAAAAAGGTAATTTGACAGTTGGTTATGGGCATAAAATTGATGCTAGTTCTCCAGCAGACATTCAAGCTTTAAAAGAAGGTGATGTGATTACAGCTGAGAGAGCAGAAGAATTGTTTAACGACGATTATGATTATCATAAGTCAATGGCAGAGAAACTTCCTGGTTATGATTTAGCTACTGAAAGACAGAAAGCAGCATTGATAGATCTGGTATTTAATATGGGTCCGTATTTCTTAGATGAATTTCCAGCGATGGGTAAAGCATTAGAGAAAGGTGACTTTGAAGAAGCAGCAAGACAACTTCAGTTTTCAGATCCAGATAACAGACCTGGAGTAGAATCCGACTGGATGGGTGATGTTAAAGAAAAACGATCTACACCTATATTACAACTATTAAAGAATCAACCTGTTGATGGGGATGTATCACCTCACTTGAAAAAGTTTGAGCATTTACAACCACAAGCAAAAGGAATGCCTGATGTTATGCCAATATTTGATAGGTTAGCACAGAATAATAAGTTGGAAGAAGGTAGTAATGCCTTTGAAGATATGACAGATAAAAATCAATCTGGAGTGATAGTTGTGTTAAATAACATTGTGCAGCAGCAAAATCTCGCCACAAAAGGTACAGACACATATGTCAAGACTTCTGGATTGACTCCATCAGTATTTAAAATGGCAAAACTAGCAGGATAGTATGGCAAGGTATAGTTCTACATTTTCAGGAGATATCTCTTCATCAATAGCAGGTATGCTGTTTCAGGCTGCTAGTATGGGTAAGGTTGAACATGCTCGTGCTATGCGAGGTGCAGAGACCAATCGACTTGATAAAGATACTTTAGGACTTCGTAGGGGTGAGTTTACTGCTCAAGCATTGAAATATATGATGACTCCTAAGTTTCTTAGGAGAGGTAGTTTTGGTAATAAGTATCCAGATTATTTTGCTAAAGGACAGAGTACACCTTTTGCCAGTCCAGTAGGACCATTTAAACCAAACAATGCTCAAGTAATGAATCGGTTGGTGGGACAACCGTTTCCATGGGTGGGTGTTGGAGCACCTAGAAGTGAGCAAGTACAACCACAAACACCATTAGTAGGGTCTGTTCCTCAGACATATGGTCTTGGTGCTAAAAAGAAAGCACCTGTTCAAGTTAAAGATGAGAAACTCGGTACATTCTTTGCTGCTATTGCTCAGTCGTTAAACAAGACAGTTTCTTCTATCAATCAGAAACAGGCTAATATTGAAAGTGATATTCAGTCTGCCAAGCAGAGTAATATTGCTATTGCTGAAGGATTAAAGTACAGTAATGATACTGTAGCTGATAAGTTAGATGCTATTGCTAATATATTAAATCAGCAGATGGCACTTGCTAAACTGCAAGCTGATAAAGCAGAGACATCAGAAGTTGTAGCAAAGTTAGATGATAGAGATAAGGTAGCATCCACTGATAGGTATGTTGATATAGGTGAGAACCCTACAGCAGTACGAAAGGAGAATGAACTTGAAGATACTCTAGATCCTATTGGTGAGACAGAAGATTTTGGTGGAGTTGATTTCCCTAACTTTGAACAGGGTGGTATAGTTTCTGGTCCTGATAGTGGATACCTAGTCAGGTTACATGGTGATGAGATGATCACACCATTAGATAACAATTATACACAAGGACAACCAAGTGCTGTTGATGGTGTAACTCGTAAACAGTATGAGACTGGAACAGGAGTAACTCCACCAACAGTAAGACCACCAGCAATGAATTTCTTTGCTCAGAATCCATCTGAGCATGCTGGAAATATAACGAAGTCTCCAGTTGATGATATAGAGACACCTAAGTTAGCAGCAGAAAGTCTTATTGATGCTATGAAGTTACCATTTGAGGTTGCTTCATTAGGAATAATGGCTGCTACTGGTAATGCAGTTAATGCAACACCAGGATTCACTGGAATGAAAACATCTTATAAAGGTGTGATTGCTCCTGTTGCTCAAGCATTTAGTGTTAAGGATAATATTAGTGGTAAGGTTAATAATCTATTAGAAACTAAATCAGTACAATCTGAGACAAAGTACCAAGAGTTATTCAAGTCACAGCAACAGCAGAATAGACGTGCTTGGTGGGATATATTTGGACTGTTTAGAAAGGATACCAGAGCAGATGAAAGGGAAGAAGGACAGGGTGGTGACAAGTATGGATATGGTGGACCAGGTTTAAGTGGTGCTCCTAATCTACAGAACTTATATCATGGAACCAGTAATGCTAGAGCAGGTAGTATATTCTCTGGTGGATTTAAACCTAGTAATGCTCTGAGTTGGGCTGGTAAGGGTAAGTCATTCTTAACACCAGATTTCTGGAATGCTGCTCAGTATGCTAGACCTGGTGCTACTGGTCTAAATCCTTTTAGTGTTAAGGGTCTTCCTAACACTGGTTTTGGTAATATGATGAGTAATAAAGGTAAGGTATTAAATGTACTACAACCTAGAGGTGCTGGTCTTAGATTGCCTGGTTGGTTGAAAAATCTAGGTTTATCACCAGAGGTTGCTGTTAAACCTAAGCAAGCAACTAAGGGATTGAATTTAGCTCAGAGATTGTTAGGTGGAAAATATCCTAATAGTGCAACTGCTAATATGGTTAGGCAGATGATGACATCACCAGCAACAGGTAGGGGTATGGGTATGATGAGTAAGTTGTCACCATTACTTCAGGGTGGTATGAAACTTGGATCAAAAGCACTTGGTATTGCAAGTTTCCTTACTGATTTTATATTCCCAGAACCAACTGCTCAATATGATCAGATGCATGGTCCAAATGCATACTATAATGATCCTAGATTTACTGGTGAGAGACCAGAGTGGGCTCCACCACAAATGGTAGGAGAGAAGTCTGCTATTGTTGATCTGGAATCTAAAGAACAATCATTAAATAAACTTGGAACTAGAACTGGTGTTGATCCAAATATAGTTAACATGAGTGCAGTAAGTAACGAAGTTAATTCAAGAGATGAACCAACATCACATATTGATAATGTAGGTGATTCTCAGGTCGAAGAGTATCAATTTGTTTATTCAGCATTCAAGTAATGATAAAAAGAGCAGAACAGTTTACAATAAAAAATATCTCTATATGGAGAGTTGGTCAAGAGATGGGAGAACCTTATACCATCTTGACTAATACCATAATGGGATTCCAGTATTTTGAGGACATATTTTCTCCATCAATATCTGCTACTTTAGTTGTATTAGACAAAGCAGCAAACCTTCCTGCGTACATGCCTATTCAGGGGTTTGAGAAAGTTGTTATAGAAGTAAAAGACTATAAGGGTGATGATCATCAATTTGATTTTCGTGTTTGGAAGATAGGTAACAGAGTTTCAACTTCAAATGGTCAGGGTTATACTTTAGGATTGATAGGTGATCAAGGATTAACTAATGAAGGTGTCACAGTAAACAAACCTATTGTTGGTAAAGCAGATGCTATTGTTAAAGAAGTATTAATGAAGTATCTCAATGTACCTGAATCTATGGTTAAGACTGATGAAAGTGTTAATTTGATGAAGATATTCCCTTCTGGTAAGAAACCCTTCACAGTTATTAGAGAGTTGCAGACTAAAGCAATTTCTAAAGAGTCACTTGGTGGTGGTACTGGTAAGCCTGCGTCTTCTAAGATTAGTGGTGATGGTGGTACTATATCAAATCATAGTTCTGATGTAGCAGATAATGCAAAAATTCTAAAAGGTACTGCTGGATATTTTTTCTGGGAAGATCGTGATGGATTTAACTTTAAAAGTATAGATTCTCTTGCTTCAGATGATCCCAAGAAATTTGGTGGTGTTGGTATTGTAGCATCTTATGAGTATGCACCAGCGATGGTTAGTGGTGGGGTTCCTAATGATCGAAAGATACAGGAGGTTACCTTTAGGTCTGAACTGGATATACTAAAGAAAATGAGAGAAGGTGCTTTTTCGGCACAATGTTCGTTTTTTGACATAAATACAGGTGTTTATGATGAATACATCTATAAATTAAGTGACAACTGGAATCAAATGGCCCACTTAGGTCCCTTAACCAAGTTACCTCAAGGGCAAAAAGATCTATCCCAGTTTCCCACTAGACGATTCTCTACCGTAGTTAATCATGAATATTGGTACAACGGTACAGAGGTAGCGTCAAATGAGTCCAAAGATAATAGTGATGAACCTAGTGAAATAACGGATAACCAGAAGCAGTATTTGGTACAATCTATCTCTCGTGCAGGGATAATGTTCAATCAGCAATTAGCTATATCTGTAACTGGTAATTTGGATCTAAGGGCAGGGCAAAAGATCGAGGTTAAGATACCCAACCAAGTTCCTGAAAAAGACAAGGAAAAACTCGGATCGTTCGATCCTGAACACAGTGGTGTCTACTTGATCAGCAAACTCAATCATCAATTTGACAGAACTACCATGAACGTCTATACTGTTTTGGAACTCATTCGTGACTGTACAGGTCATGAGGAGACACTAGTCAAATAGGTAAATTCATATGGAAACCATAGAACAACACATTAAAAAAGATAAGGAGATTTTGGATGATCCAACTATCTCACCCCAAACTCGTAGACATACTGAAGCAGAACTTCATGACTTGATCGAGTATGAGGAGCATCATCATGACGAGATTGTTGCAGGTGATCACCATGATCCTAACTGCATTGAACTCTTTTGTGACCAGAACCCAGACGAGCCTGAGTGCTTGATTTATGACGATTAGATATGCAAGGACTTAATCAATTATATCCGATGAACCAAATCGGTTCCGATGGCTTTGCCTGGTGGATCGGACAGATTGAGTCGCCTATGCATTCTGAGGATGGTAAGGAGAATAAAGATCCAAAGCGTTCTGGTAGGTATAAAGTCAGGATTATAGGACATCATCCTAGATCCTGTAATGCTGTAGAAAGCAAAGATCTTCCATGGGCAATCACTATGATGCCTGTGACTACGCCATATTCATCTGGTGCTGTGCGTTCAGCAACGCCACAGTTAGAGCCAGGTGATTGGGTTGTTGGGTTCTTCTTGGATCATTATGAGCAACAACCTGTTATCATGGGATCTATTGGACAGGTTGCTAACTCTGGAGCTCCACCAATAGAAGATCCTAATCCTGGTGAAGGTTGTAAAGGTCTTCAGACGTTTGTTTCTGAAGATATCAAACAGTTAGATCAAGACCCAAAACCACCAGTTGAGGTGGATCCTGTCAAAGCAGGTGTTCCTTTAGATGGTGAAAAGTCTGAAGGTATTACTAATGGTGTTAATAATCTAACTCTAGCAAAGTTTGCAGATGCATCCGAATCTAATAGAGCAGGTATTAACTGGACAGTAGAGGTTGCTGATAAATGTACTGGTGAAATGAACGGACAGTTCACTCGTCTTTTGAGTGAGATGCTTCGTGATACTCAGCAGCATAATGGTCAGTTAGGAACTTACGTTGTTAACCAGTGGACTGGTCAGATTTATGATTATGTTGACATTGGTAGGAAGTATGTAAACAAAGCAATCTATATTGTTAAAAAGTTCATTGCTAAGGTCAAGGGATTCGTAGTAGAGAAAATTAAAAGAGCAGTTGATGATCTTGTTAAAGCTATACTACGTCCTGATGAAACTGGTAATGCTCTGACTCCAGTGACAAAGTGGTTCAATGAAATGCTAAAACAACTTGGTTGTTCTATGGCAGATCTTGGACTCCGTTTAGAGAAGTTCTTAGAAGATCTTATCTTTGGTTATTTGTTTGACATCTACAAGGCTGCTGCATGTCAAGTAGATAAAATGGTTGGTGGAATCCTTAATAAGATTCAGTCCTTAATGGAAGATTTGCTATCAAGTATTCTTGGTCCCCTACAATCTATACTAGGTGCTATAGCAGGTCCATTGAATATGATTGGTGAAGCAATCAATTATGTATTGAATCTACTCGGCATCACATGTGAAGGACCAGATAGCAGATGTAATAAGGTCACATCTGTATCTACTAAGTGTGAAACAGATAAGAGAAAGAATTTCTTAGATGACCTACTTGATAGTCTGCAAGATCCTTGGGATGGTATCACTGGAGAGGATTGGGCTACTTACACCTGTGAGGAGGCATACGAGGGTGTTAAACTAAAAGGTACTGAAGTTACCTTCGTTGGTGGTAGACAGAAAACAGAAGGACTAGAGGATAGGATAACGTACAATATTAATGACATAACTGTTAAGGAAGGTGACATAGCAAAGTTTGATGTTACTAGAACTGGTAAGACTGATATTTCTTCTAGTGTCTTCTGGAGAACTATAGAAGGTACAGCACAATATACTAGTGATTTTCAAGAAGGATCTGGTACACTAGGTTTCTCACCAGGAGAAACTGTGAAGACTATTGAAGTAAGAACAATTTATTCTGATGAGATAGAACAATCAGAAGATTTCTTTATATCATTGAAACCAGGAACTCCTGGTACAGTTACTAGGTCATTCACTAAGAGTCTTGCTAGATGTGTTATCAAGAAATCTAAGATAGGATCTAGTGATTCAGATGTGGATCTTGATGACATACCACCTACACCATCAAGAGATCCTAGTGATCCTAACAATTATGTTTTCCCAGAGAATTTTGATTCATTAGCAAATGATAATGACAGTGATACTCCTGAGTCAACACCTGATGGACCAACTTATGAAGTGACACCTAATAAAACTTCTGTTAAAGAGGGTGAGTTTGTAACATATACTATTGAGACTACTAATGTCAATAATGGTACTATACTACAGTATCAGTTATTTGGAGTGGGTATCACTAATTCAGATATCGTTGGTGGTAATCTTGTAGGTCAGTTTGTTATTGAAAATAATGCTGCTCTAGTTGTAGTTGGCATCGAAGAAGATGGTAACATGGAGGATGCAGAGGTACTTACATTCTCTATTAATGGTACGAATGCTACTGCTAGTGTTGTGATTACATCTCAACTAGAAGATTTTGGTAGAGAAGATTTATTGAAAGAGTTGGATGAGTCTGTAGATATTGATAAGACTAATGTTTATACAAAGGCTACTAAACCCATAGCAGGATCACCTATAACTGATCCAGGAGGAGGCATCATACAAGTTCCTATACAGAATCCTGGTACTGCATATACAGAACCACCTGCTGTTCTTATAACAGGTCAGGGGTATGGTGCTGTTGGAATTGCTTTACTTGATAAGAATAGTAAGGTTTCAGAGATTAGGGTGACAAATCCTGGTTTTGGATATAAACTTAATTCACCAGACACAGAGCAGAAACGTTGTATCATTGATAGTTTTACAATGTTAGCACCTGGCATAGGATACACCAGTGCTCCTAGAGTATATGTTGATGGAGATTCATCTGTTGCAGAAGCTATAGTTGAGGATGGTATGGTAGTTAGTGTTAGAATTAAGAATAGAGAGTTGACATTCACTAAGTACCCACGAGTACAAATCATAGGTGGTGGTGGATATGGTGCAAGGTGGATCCCTTCATTCAGTTGCTTAAGTACCGAAGCACTTGTCAAGGTTGGATCTGCTAAAATTGGTACTGGTTCTTATATTGATTGTCCCTAATGGCTTTAGCAGAAATAAACAGAAACGAAGAACTTCGTAAAAAACAGATTAAAGCAGGGCAAGCTGAGGAACAGGACGTTACTATCAGCAGACAGGTCACTGTTATATTTCAGAACAAAGAGTATGTTCTGAGAACTGATGGTGGTGACTTAGATGCTAGGAATAAACTAACAGGTCACGGATTTACTATCACACAGTCTGGTGATTTTGTTTATGTCTCTGGTCCAGGTGGTAAGGACAACCCCTGTGGTGGTAGGTTTATGGTAAACACCACTGGTGGTACGTTAGAGAAGCATGGTGGACCTATTGTTGTTGAAGCAATGGCAAATAAGTCCTCTGCTATTGAGACAGAGAATGAAAGTTCTACTGGTGGAGTAGCAAGAACAACAGTATTATATGGTGATGACAATGAAGACATCAAAGCTGATAAGAGAATTGATGCTGTTAACATCACTATCGAAGCGTCAGGTCTATTATCTTTAATTGGACACAACGGTATTAAATTGCAAGCAGGACCACAAGGTGGTGGTCCTATTACAATGCAAGCAGGATCTATAACACAAATTGCTGCTAATAAAGAGGAGTATGTTATAGGTCAGAAGATGGTTGTATCTTCTGAGAGTACTGAACTTAACTACGATCCTAGAGGAACTAAGGCATTAATTTCACCAGGTCACCAGAGTATCAAGTATATGGGTGATGTCAAGCATCAGATCATGGGTGCTTACAGGTTAGATGTTAAGGGTGTTTCAACCAGTCCATTCATTATAGACAAGAAAACTTCTATTGGTATCAATGCTGCTGTTGGAGATATAAAGTTTGGCACTCTTGCTGGTAGTCTGCACCTCATGGCTACAGGTAGTGCGGTTTGCCCATCCTTTGATGGTATTAAACCAGGAATGATTACTGTAAACTCAGCATTGGGTACTACTATCAAGTCTAGCACACCATTGATCGGTAAAGTAGTGATAGACACTGGTATTGTTGATGTTAAAGCAGGTGCTAATGTTGATATAGATGCAGGTGCGAAGGGTACATACACTTCTAAGTTGGGTCTTGATCTCAAAACGACTGCTGGAGCAGTCAACATTGAAGCAGGTGGTGGTCAAAACGTAGTAATCAAGGGAACTGTCATCAAACTCAATTAAAACTGTCACAAGGGGTTGACATTTATATAAGTTTATGTTATAAATAACTATACAACAAAATCAGGCCCGAAACTATCGTACCCTGTGCTGATGTACTAACGTTCCCCATGTCGGGGGAATTTTCATCCGCAGGGTCTTTTAGTATCCTTGCGAGACACTACAATACAAACATGTCTATTAAATCAACAATCGCTGCTGTTGCAGCATCTCCATTCCTTCTCGCTGGTGCAGCTTTTGCTGGTCCATACGTGAATGTTGAGTCAAACTTGTCTTATCCTGATGGAGACTATTCTTCTGCTGCTACTGATATCCATATCGGATATGAGGGAGTAACAGGTGCTACTGGTAACATCGCTTACTATGTACAAGGTGGTCCTTCACTTAACCATTCTGAGTCTACTGATGACACTGAAACAGAACTTTCTGGTAAAATCGGTGCTTCTGTTCCAGTAAACGAAGATCTTGCTCTTTACGGTGAGGTTTCTGGTGCTTCTAATGGTGAAGATACAGACGGCGACACAATCATTGATTGGGGTGCTAAGCTAGGTGCTAAGTTCACATTCTAATTGACTAATCAATTAAATGTGTTATAATGGAGGGGGAAACCCCTCCTTTTTTTATGTTAGACGATTTTTGCGATAAACTAGAAGGATTCTATGATAATTGGAATCAAGCATGTAGAAACCCTGCCGTGTGGTCTCATGTCAAATTGCGGTGGAAACGTATCGGTGACCATCAATTTGAATCAAAACAATGGTATGAATATCTGGGTGAGGAAAAACACTACAGACTTAAGTGGCATAAGGTATCTGAACAACAAGGTACGATCATAGTACAGAATTGGACACCTGATTGGGGTGATCATAACTATTGTTGTGATATGATGTTCTTTGAAGTTGGTGATCACTATTCTGGCAAAGTTAAGACAGATGCTTGCATTGTTAATGGTGGTAGAGTAGTATCATTAGTTAAATTTGATGGTAATTATTATAAGAGTAGAGATCAGGGATGGAGAGATGACAAAGTAGTTTGGGGTAGTGATGTTATCTACAAATTCGATAAAGTTGGATAAATAGTAACGTGACGCTGCTATGTGATGGCATTTAAGGGATATGATTTAGCGTCAAAATACGTTTATTTGTATTTTGATGAGGCTAGATCTTCGGTTGTAAGAATGTGGTTTATAAATGGAATGCCATTTACATTCGATTCTTTGGAGAAAGAAGAATTAGAGAATCCATGGAATCAGGGTGAAGCAGCACTTAACCCAGAATTTACACTAGAACAAGTTGAAAAGGTCTCTAGTTATTTGATGGAGGAGGAAATGCATCCTCTCTTGTTTGAAGTACCTTTAGTTGGAAAATTACCAGATGATACCCTTTCGTGAGTGCCTTATAGGTCAATTTGATAATCAAAAACAAGCGTTGCAATATCCTAGTAGATTTGCTAGAATACTTATAAATCATGAGGATTTAGGTAATGGTTGGATCAAAGGGTTCCAAGCATATTTCCACAACTCAGATCCCTACAGGGAATTTCGAATGTGGATTACCCCAATTGGGGAAAAATTTCTTGTGCAAAATTTTGACTCTACAGGTTTGACATACAAGGAAGGGTATGATACAATATTCGAGTGGAGAGATGACCATTGGCACGGCAAATCCCACGATAATGCACAATATACAGTTGATGCTATACTGAATAAGGACATATATCATGTCCTAGATAGGGGTGACACTTGGGGTTCTCAATGGGGTCACTTCAAATTTGATAAATTGCCATCATAGCACAGTGGTAGTGCAGGGCTTTTGTAAAGCCAAGGTCGGGGGTTCAAATCCCTCTGATGGCATCCTCTTTGAGGATAGGTGACGACACCTACATTCTGGACAGGGGTTCGATTCCCCTCATCTCCATTCGAGGGGATGCCATGGCTTCGACAGGGTATAAGGATCGGGACTGAAACCTGCTTGGATAAGCAACCCATATCTGCAAAAACAGATACACCTGCTGCGAATAACATCGTAGCATTCTCACGTCCATTCAGCAAGGTCGCCAAGCGTGACCTCGTGGCTGTTTAGACCATAAGGTGAGATGGGGGTTAGGTTAGCCTTCTAACCCAAATAACCTATCGGGGGTGAGATACCCCCTTCATATTATGGAAATTATTGAAGATCTTTTAACTGTTCAAGAATATGATATTCTTGAAAAATTTCTTATAGGTGGTGGTGGACTTCCTTGGACGTACTTAAACTATAAAGTTTTTGGACCAAATGAGGAGGATCCTGATAATTATCAGTTTGTTCACCCATTTTACTTTCAAGAATGTAATGGACAATTTCAGAATGAAATTTCTCCATATTTTGATTCTGTATTACCTATATTAAATCATTTTGACTTTATTGCTTTACACAGAGTTAAAGGTAATTTAGAACCTTTAAAGAGTAAAAGACATTATAGTGATTTTCATTATGATTGGGCTTATACTAATGGTGGTAAAGCAATTCCATCTCATACTATGACAACTGCCATTTATTATGTTAATACTAATGATGGTTATACAGAATTTGAGGATGGTACTAAAGTACAAAGTGTTGCTAATAGATTAGTAAAATTCCCATCAAACACTAAACACAGAGGTGTCAGTCAAACTGATACACGTATAAGGTGTGTGATCAACCTAAATTTCTTTGAACAATGAAACTACGAGATACTGTGAAGAAAACATTTACACAAGAGAAAAAGAATCCTAAGCATACTAATGTATGGGAATGGGAAGAGACTCCTGAAGTAAAAAAAGCTCTGGAAAAGTTACATGCCAATAAAGGACAAACAGAAAAATAGAGAATATCAGCGAGAGTGGGCTAGAAAGAATGGGAAAACTAAAAGAGTGAACCAAAGAGGTCCGAAGAACAGACAGAACTTGGTAGATGCTGCCAAGTCAAATCCTTGTGTCATTTGTAATATTCAATATCCTATTCCAGTGATGGATCTTCATCATGCAGATAATAGTGAAAAGACTGTAAGTATTACAGGTCTGGTTAGGACAGGTCCATATGCAGATTTGAAGGAAGAAGTAGACAAGTGTGTTCCTCTCTGTGCTAATTGTCACAGATTGGTTCATGCTGGTCTTAGAGACTTGCCTGATTTGGTATTATTGCCATAGGGTTCAAATCACATCAATTGCATGGGTTAAAATCACACAAATGTGAATTCCTTAGAACCTAAGCGTAATCAAGGTTTTGCTTGTATAAATAAAACGAGCACAGACTAGATTCAGCTTGAGCAATTATGGCATTGACAAGACTTGACAATCTTATTAGTTCTAAAACTGGTAAGTATTTGTACGTCTCACCTGACGATTTTAACGCAACGGATGAGATTAATTGTAGGGGTAATTCACCTATAAGACCGTTTAAATCGATTCAGAGAGCATTTTTAGAGATCGCAAGATTCTCATATCAACCTGGACCTGATAACGACAGGTTTGACCAGTTTACCATCATGTTGATGCCTGGTAAACACTATATTGATAATAGACCAGGTCTTGCTTCTGCTGATGGAATTGATGCTTTTGCGTTTGATCAAGCACTTAATCAATGGATTGATAATTCCAATTTAGACATTGGAGATGTCAATAACTGTCTTTACAAGTTTAATAACACTGAGGGTGGAGCCATAATCCCTCGTGGTTCTTCACTTGTTGGTTATGATCTACGTCGTACGTCTGTTACTCCATTATTTGTTCCTGATCCTGCTGATAGATTAGAACCTCGCTCTGCTATATTCAATGTTACTGGTGGTTGCTACTTCTGGCAGTTCACTATTAGAGATGGTGATCTAGAACCTTCGTCACCATTGTATGACAATACTGACGGAATTGGTAAAGTTTATTATCAAAATGGTGATTGGTCTGCAAAAGCTGTACCAAACTTCTCTCACCATAAACTGACTGTTTTTGAGTATGCAGACAAAGAAGAATTAGGTCTGTACTACCAGAAAGTCGCTAAAGCATTTTCACAATATCAACCAACAATTGATGATCCAGGTGAATTCAGTGATAGAATTCAGGAGACTAGAATTGTTGGACCTCTGTCTGATATTCGTTCTGTTGAGAGTATTAAACTCACAGACTCTGCACCAGCAGGTACTATTAATGTTGAAGTAACTTGTAAAGTTAATCACGGTTACTTTAAGAACCAGTTCGTTGCTATTGAGAACAATGGTCTAGATGATCAGCTCAATGGTGTATTCTCTATTTCTGAGATTGATTTAGTTAATCAACGTAAGTTCTCCTATAATATACCAGGAACTGTTGCTGCACTTGGTACTAGTGCATCTTTGATAAGTGGCACAACTTATACATCTTCTAACGGTTTAGATTCTAATGCTGTAGTTAAAGCAGAGGTTGACTCTGTTGAATCTGCATCTCCATACGTATTCAACTGCTCCATTCGTTCGACATGGGGTATTTGTGGTATCTGGGCAAATGGTTTGAAAGCCACTGGTTTCAAATCAATGGTTATCGCTCAGTACACTGGTGTATCTCTACAGAAAGACGATAGAGCATTCATCAGATATGACGAGTACAGTAACACATTTAACCAAGCATCATTAGCAGACGCATTTGCTACTGTTCCATATCACACCAAAGGTGACGCATATTGGAAGGATGACTGGAGAAACTTCCACGTTCGTGCTTCTGAAGACGCATTCATTCAGTGTGTTAGTATCTTTGCTGTTGGT